CGTTGGCCAGCCCGGCTTGAGGCAGTATTCCCCTACGGGGAGTACTGTATCCCAAACTGGCGCTACAATTATATGTTGGACCAAGTTGACTTCCACGAACCCGGTGCTGAAATCCCCGTAAAGGTGATTACAGTTCCTAAAACGATGAAAACGCCACGAATCATCGCTGTTGAACCTACTGCTATGCAGTATATTCAGCAGAGTATGATGATACCCCTCGTGGAACTTCTCGAATCTAATGACATGACTCGAGGGTTTATCGGATTTCGAGACCAGTCCCTTAATAAGGATATGGCTCGGGATGGGTCCATTACTGGATCCCTGGCAACGCTTGACTTAAGCGAAGCATCCGATCGCGTTTCCAATCAGCTCGTACGTGCTCTACTTAGCATCTCTCCCAACTTTGCAGAAGGGGTAGAGGCTTGTAGATCACGGAAGGCTGACGTACCTGGCTATGGCGTTATACGCTTGGCCAAGTTCGCGTCTATGGGTTCAGCTCTATGTTTCCCTGTTGAGGCCATGGTCTTTCTGACCTTGGTTTTCTTGGGGATCCAAGATGAGCTTAAGCAACCTCTCACTCGAAAGGCTATAAAAGCCTTTAGAGGGCAGGTACGAGTCTATGGAGATGATATTATCATCCCTGTAGACTTTGTGCATCCGATCATCGCGAGGCTTGAAGATTTCGGTCTAAAAGTTAATCGCGACAAGTCTTTCTGGACTGGGAAGTTCAGAGAGTCTTGCGGTGGGGATTACTATGATGGCGTGGATGTAACACCAGTCCGCGTCAAAACAAGTTTCCCCTCCGGAAAGGAGTGCGTTACTGAGTTAATCTCGACGGTAGCACTCCGGAATCGCTTCTACATGAAGGGTTTCTGGGATGTGGCGTCTTACCTCGACAAGGTGATTGGGAAAATAATCCCATTCCCCACTGTCGCGGAGACTAGCTCAGTATTAGGCAGACACAGTTTCCTGGGTTGCGAAACTCAGAAAACTGAAGGTCCCCACACTATGATGCGGCCTCTAGTCAAAGGCTACACCATTAGGGCCCTTCCTCCTCAGTCAGTAATTGAGGATGAGTTTGCTTTACTTAAGTGCTTGTTGCGCGGGAGTCAACCAGACTCCCGTGACTATGACCACTTAGAACGTACAGGACGTCCTGAAGCCGTCAGCATCAAGCTCAGGTGGGCTCCTTCATATTAAATGAAGGGGTTGGGTGAATGTTCAACCACCCAGCGCGGAG